CCCATAACACCCTCAGAAGTGTGGTGTAAAACAATAATAGCAGCATTAGTTGCACGAGCAAGATACTTCAACTCCTTCATAATGGCACGCATTGAGGCGAACTCCTCACCACCATCGGTGGCTACATCCATCAGATTATCTACAAAGACAGCAACAGGAGGACAACCCCAGAGTTCTTCAAAGGCTTGGACTTCCTCATCAATGTCTTGCAATGTAGGACTAGATTCAAAAGACCAGACGATGTGATTTCCCTTAGCCAGGGTGGCTTTCGTCCAACCAATATCGCTTTCCATTAACTGTTCTACATCTGTTTGATTCTTACCTGAAATCATTGAGGCTAATCTCATAGCCATTGTGTGAGCATTAGTATCTGCTGAGATGTAAAGACTAGGCACCTTCATCTTCAGTGCCAACGCCAGGGCTAGAGTAGATTTACCAACGCCTGGGGTTCCTGCCAACATAGAGACTTCTGCTCTACGAAATATAATTTTGTTACTTTCAAAAGAACGAAAGACAGAGGGCAATGGTTCCCCGCCTATGTCTGACCTGCCAACACTTCTTACTAAGGTTCTCATTCGGGTTGCTGCCTGACAATTAAAGCAGCGTGATGATAGGTCTTAGCCCTCACAGCAGTATCGTTAAAATTGTAGTCGTTGCTTATCATCGCGTAAGTTGCTTGTCTTTCCAAATCTAACGCTATCTTATTACGAATAAATCTTTCAAATTCAGCCATAGGGAAATCTGATATAGAGTATTTTTTTTCTGTATTAAAATCCATTTCATCCCCTGTCTTAAGTTGGAAAGGAAGTTACCAATCATCCAATGCCCCCGACAATCGGTAACTCCCTAACCAATCCTTATTCGATTATGCCCTGTATTAGTTTACTGGCTTGCACTGGTCTGCGCCCATTGGCTGCGGGCAGACCCACATTGCGTAAGGCTTGCCCGTTGCTTTGGCTAAGCCCGTCTTGTAAGTACGTGCTCCGTGAACGCAGGTCGGTGTACTTGACGGAGCCTGCGTTGGGGCTGTTACGAAAGTAGGAACTGCTTGAGTGACGGGAGTTGAAGAGGTGGTTGCCAAAGGGGAGACAACGTATGCACCTGTAATCATCTTTGCTGTTGCTGCAATTTGTGTTGAGTAATCAGAGATTCCCTCTAGCAATATGCTGAGTTCTTCTACCGTGTTAGCACGGATGTTAATCATATCTGAGTTCGATGCCATAGTGGAACGAATAGATACCTGTAACTTATAGTCATCTGTTGCCATTTATTTATCCTTCTTTGCGAATTGGCAGTGTGCTGTGAGTCCACAGAAACTGCACGATTGTAGGTTCGGTAGAAATATACCAGCCTTTCGGGCTTTGTCAAAGCCATCAACAAAATATTCCAGCGTGTCTTGCGTGTATCTACTTAGGTCAATCATTGTTCCTGTCCCAGAATCTCTGGACATCCAGTAGTTACCTAGATTAACTTTTACTCCGAGCATCATCTCAACTCCTACTTTGTAGAAGCCTAGTTGAAGGTCGGATACGGGTAAGCGTGATGAAGTCTTGAGGTCAACTATAACTAACTGACCATCAACCTCAAATATCCTGTCAATAAACATCTTCACTGTTACACCAGCAATGACAGGGTTGAGTTCTAGTTCGATAGCCCTGGCACCTTGCGGTGTAGTCCAGATTTTCCAACTAGGATTGTTCTTGCGCCAAAGGATATAGTTATCTACCCATTTGGAACCATTGGTATCCCACCAAACCTCATCTTCTTTGTTTGGATTAGCAATCGTTGCACGCCCAGCCCTTCGGGCAGTAGTAAAGTCAAGTCCTTCTGTTTCTTTTTTCCACGCAGTATCCCAAAATGTATTACTCATTTTCTAAATCCCACATCTCTGCTGCTAAGTGAAATGCTCTGCCTCCAGCAGACCAAATAGATGGTTCTTCTGGTACTTGTAGCAATCTACCTAAGTAATATTGATAGCCACAGGTTAAATAAGTTGTAAATGCAGAGTAAGAAATATGTGCTGGTAATTCATAGTCATCTAATTTAATCATCGTATCCCCCGTCTTAAATGTTACATAGTCCTCTCCTAGAGGACAGGAGTGAACTCGATAGGAGAGAACTATGTAAGTTTATTTAGTTGTTAATCAGGTTACCCTCGGCAACCTGATTTAGGAAATGCCCCCCTACCCCCCAAGAAAAAAATCTTGGTTGGTAGAAGAGATGCTTCCCTCGTGTAACCTTCATTGAGGTTTCGCCCCCACTCTTGCGAGTAAGAAAAGTGTAGCACAAAAACAAAAAAGAACCCCACCACCTCGGCGTGTTGCCAAGATGATGGGGCTTTATGTCTTAAGACTTAGGTTACTTAGAACCCTTGCCGAACTCAATTGCCTTTGGGTCAAGTGCTTTGAGGACTGGACCTGCAACTGCTGCTACCGCTGCAGTAAGCAAAGCCTTAGGGCTTGTCTCACCTGCAAGATAGAGTGCTAAACAGGCAGCGAATGCTGCACGGAAGTAAGTACTTGCGATTGCTACTAGTTTATCTTTGTTCATTGGTTCTCCTTAGGATTTAAAGACTGGCTTACCGAACCCTACAACAAAAACAGGTAGGGACTTCTTCAGTGCTGAGCCATTCTTCTTCTTGTAAGCACGCTTCTTTAGGCAGACTTGCCCTCCGTTGCGCTGGTCACCCTTCTTATCAGGGGCAGTGTTGCCCTCGATACAGGTAACTGTACCATCACCGTTATCACGGACGACGATTCCAACGTGGGAAATACGGTCAACTCCATCATTTGGGAAGTCGAAGAACACTATATCTCCTGGTAGTGGGATGGCATCTGCTGCCTTCTCCCACTGGTCTTTCTTGATAAAGGCATTGGCACCTGCTGGGGTGTAGACGCAAGAAGGAATCTTCAAGGCCACCTCGTTAGCGCACCAATTCACAAATGAGCCACACCAAGGTTGAAAGTTAGCCTTGGTAAAGGCACCATACTTAGTTTCATTTTCCTTAGGTCCTTCGATTAAACCAAGTTCTGCCCGTGCAGTCTTGATGAAGTCGTTTCTCTGTCCCATTACTCACTCGCTCTCTTGTCAACCTTTGTAAAGGCTGCATTGATTTCTGTTACGCTTAATCTACCATCATCAAGGAAGCCCCTTGCAAGGCGTTCAACAACAGTTGCAACTCCCAGAGTACCCGCAAGTACCACAGCCTTGGCTGTCGAGATTCCCACAACCGCACCCGCACCTATCACCGATAGCCCTGATGCTGCAAAGACTGCAATTATCCGAGCAAGTATGTTCCATACACTGCTGACCATTACTCATCCTTTGGGTTGCGTAGTGGATAAGTAATTGCCCAGACAGCAAGAGTACCCATAATGGCATACCCCACTACTGTCTTGGCTGAGCCGTCAAGGACGACCCAAGCAATACCCATACCCAACAGGGTCCAGCACTGCTCTAACATATCTCTAAAAAAGTTCACGGTTTGCGTCTCCTTACGGTTTTAGATTCTCTACTGGCGACACCGCCACCAGAAGAAGTACCACTACTAGAGGGGGTTCTAGTTGTAGTTGTAGTTGTGGCTGCCGCCAAGGTTGCTGCAGTAGTAGCAATCTGTCCAACAATAACGGAGGCAACAATAATTTTTTCTGATTCGTCTCGTTCTTCTTCTGACATATCAGCACCGATACTTGCAACAGCAAGCAAGGCTTGACCTGGGTCACTAAAGAGTTCTGCAATTAGTTCTGCTGGATTCTCAAGGAGAACTAGAGCAATTGCTACCTCTGCAGTAATGACTACTTCATTGCCTGCCTCATCTGTACGGACCTCAATAGGTGTATCAGGTGGTAGGTCTTGAAGAGTAATACCAGCATCTTGAATTGCTTGTGCAGTTACTGGTGCGCCCTGCGCTGCTTCGATAACTGCCTCTGCTACTATCTGTCTCTCTTCTGCAGTTGCAGTAGGAGGTGCGATAGGGGGTTCAGGTTGAGGTTCTTCTGGGACAACTGGAGGCGCAACGGGCGCAGGTTCTACTGGTTCAGGGTTAGGTTCTGGCGCATTTGGTACAGGCTCAGGGGCAGGCTCTAATGGAGGTTCAGGAGCAGGTGGTTCCTCTACTGGAGCAGGAGCCTCTTCCATTGGAGGCTCACCAATTGAACCCTCAGGGTCAGGGATTGCAATGGGAGGTTCAGGCTCAACAGGAGGAGGTTCTTCT